CCAGAATAATCCAGGCTCCTTTCCACCTGAATTAATAATGGAGTATATGGATATGCCACTCTCTGCAAGGAGAAAAGTTATTGCTTATCGTGAGCAGATGATGCAACAGCAAGCCGCACAGATGCAATCGGAGCAGGAGCATGAGAAGGGACTTAATAAGGACAAACTTATTGGAAAGCTTGCTGAAACCGTAATAAAGGGCAAGCAACAGGCCCGTCAGCAAAATAAAAATGTGGCAAGGAAAGGAGGACGTAATGGCTGAAGTGAACGTGGAACTGCAAGAGGGCGACGAAGAGGAGTTTGAAGAGAAGCCGCTTGAGGGTTCCGATGAGGGAGATGGTGAGAAGACTGCTGAAGAGTTAGCTGCCGAAGAGCAAGCTAAAATTGATGCCAAAGCTGCGGCAGACGCCGAAGCTGCTAAGGCATCCAAGGACGAAGAGATCTCGAGCCTTCGTTCCTTAGCGCGTGAGCAGAAAAGGGCTTTGGAAGGTTTGGAGGCCCAACTTGCTAAGACCAATAAAGTCTTGGAAGAAGCTAATCTTATCACTGAAGAGGACAAGGAAAAGGATGCAAAGATTAGCGCAGCTCAACAAGCGCGACAAGATTACCTTGAAACGATTCTTGACTTTATGGAGATGAGTCCGAAGTATGAAGACGTTACTGAGGTAGTCAGCCAGCAGCACTTCGACGAGATGGTAGATGCGATGACTGATGGAGTGGTTAAGGAACAGGGTGGAAATCCTAAGGAGATTCGAATGGCCATTGAAGCTGAGATTTGGGCCAAGCGAAATCCGTACAAGTATATGTATGGAATAATTAAGGAATATCACCCAGCTTACAAGAAAACTGAAGCATCAGAAAAGAAAGAGGAAAAGGAAGTTCCTAAGATTCCAGGTAGTTTGCAAGACTTGCCTGGAGGCGGAGGAAATGATAAAGGTCCTTGGACAGCAGCAAAAATTGATGCTCTGCCCGAGGCAGAGTTGGATAAAGTACCCGCTGACATTTATCAGAAATGGCTCAGAGGGCAACTTAAATAATCTTTTAGGAGTTTAACTATGGCTGCACATGATGTTCTTTTTGCGACGAATGATTCCTTAACAAGGAAAAGATGGGCAAAGGATCTGTACAAGATTCTACTTCCGTCAGTCGAGTTTAATTACTTGGTTGGTACAGGAGTTGATTCTATTGTTCAGATGCGTACGGAGTTAGGTAAGGGAGAAGGCGACGACTTGACCTTCGGCATTAGGAAGCCGCTGGTTGGTGAAGGTGTTGTTGGTACTGACGTTGTCGAGGGAACGGAGGAGAAACTTCGTTTCAGCAACTTCCATGTCTCGATTGAAGAACTCAACCATGCCGTTGATACTGGCGGTGTAATGGACGAGCAGAGGATTCCTTACAATCTGATGGAAGAGGCTAAGAGTGCTCTGAATGACTGGTGGGCCGACAAACTGTCAGATTACATTATGGCAGTTCTTTGTTCGGATACTACGTTTACGATTGCCGGTAAGACGTTTGGGCCAACGATTGTTGCTCCTGATACGAATCACTGGATGACGGTTGGTGCAGCAACTGGTTCGGCGACAGCGGAGACGAATGCGACTGCGGCTAACTACATGGATCTTTCCTTCTTGGATAAGATGAAACAACGAGCTGAGTTGATGAATCTTAATGGCGGGAATTATTACAAAGTCCGCCCACTTAAGATTGGTGGTAAGAATTATTATCGGGTTATTCTGCATAATTACTGCTTCGATATTCTGAGGCAGAACATGAACGCAGGTCAGTGGGGAGACATTGTGCGGGCTGGCCAGAAGTTGCAACTTTCGAATGTCGAGTTCGAGTATAATGGAATGATCGTCTCCAAGTCGGAGAGGGTTTGTGCAGCCCCTACGAACGCTCACGTATATCGGAATGTTCTTCTTGGGGCTCAGGCAGCTTGTTGGGCATGGGGTGGTGCTGGAGAGAGTAAGTCGACCACTATGGCCTTCGTACCGTATGAAGCAGATGCGAAACGGTATGTAATGATCAGGGGTGGTGGTATTCTTGGTTGCCAGAAGGCGCGATTTGACTCGATTGATTATGGCATCGTTGTTGGTTCAGCTTGGGGAGCGGCTCTTTAGGAGGTAATTATGGCGACTTTAACTGATTGGACATCTCGGGCACAGCAGAGTGATCGCATTTGGGTAGCCAGAAGCGAGACCTTTGTTGATCCTGACGATGGGTATTATGCCGTAATTAAGGTTCCTACAAAAGCCTTGATAACGCAGGTGTGGATTCACATAGCAACTGCATTTACGGCAGCAGGTGCAATTTTGACAGTGGGTTTTGAGGGTAATGGAGATACGGCAGTGACTAACTGCTTCTTCACTACTGACATTGCGAAGCCGACTGAGACAGGCATTAAACGCTCCTTTCCAGATGTTGCCGTTTCCGTTGAAGGGAAATGGTTCGACACTTATAGGGGAGTAATTACAATTACAACTGACGATCAGGGCGGGACGGCTGGAACGTTTACGGTCTTCGCCGAGTTCGCAGAAATATTTTAGGGAGGAAGTAAAATGGCAGATGTGGTATGCGTAGATAAAAGAAGGACTGATCTGAGGAAGAATACCAGATACAATCCGTACTGGATTTCGTCAGCTCTTTGTGATGTTGTTGCACTTTCTGCAGAAGACTTAGCAATTATCCTGTTCTCGTTTCCTGTTGCGAGTAGGGTAACTGTCGTGCATGATGTTATGTTTCAGGTCGTGGATATATTCACAGTCAGCGCCGGTGCTGCGTTGTGTACGGTTGGTCTCGGCACGATTGCAACTGATGCAGTTACCACAGGTGGTAACGTGACTACGGTTGACGTTGATTCTTATATTCTTAGCGCGTCGATTACGTTTGGCACTGCTGGTTATTACCATCCACTGAGTGCGTCGACCTCGACATGGTTGACAAGCCAGATGGGAGGTACCGTTACACAGCTTGCCTCACAATATATTGTTGGGGCGGCAGCGACTGTGCCGGTTGTGGCAGCTTACCCGTCCAACGCAGGTGGTGCGATTACGGCTGGTTCGTTCCGCGTTCATATGCTGGTTTCGGAACTTCCTGGTTATTAGTATTGACTTGGGGGACCCAAGTCCCCCTCGTCAAATTTTGACGTTTCTGGGGTGTCGCTCATGACTTTTGAAAGTATTTGTGAAAACGTAAAACTTGCCATCCAAGATACTGAATGGGGATCAGAGAATCCTGACGAGTTGAAGTGGAAAGTAAATCAAGCGTATCAGGAAACTGCGGAAGATACCTGCATAACTATTCCGCAACTTAAGGCTGCTGCGGTACTGACCACGAGTACTACCCTTGCATATATCAGCGCGCCGGTTGATTTTTCGAAGCAATTAATGATTGCGCCTTCGGATGGTACGGCTGAAGATCTTCAGGTATTGGATGGCGGACTCGAAGAAATGATGAAGTCGTTCCCATCTCTTGATGATACAGGAGATGTTAGGTACGTCGCCTTCGAGGGAAGTACAATCTGGTATCAAGGAATACCGTCGGTCGCTAAGACCTTAGTTTTGCTTTACATGAAAACCGTAACACCGTTAGTTAATGCGAGCGACACCCCTTCTATTATTCCAGATCATTTGCATTATGGCCTCTTAGTCAATAAAGCAGCAGAACTTTGCTGGCGAGAAATTGAGGATGGACTCGAGGGCGATAAGATAAACACGATGCGCTTTCGGGCTTACTACCAAGAGGCTCTTACTCAATTTAATACTTATTTGCTTAAGAGACGCTCAAACGTCTCCAGAAGCATTTGGGATGCCTAATGGCAAACGCAGTAACAAGAATACCTAATTCAGTAGCACGCGGCTCTACGATGCTGAGTGTTACCATTGATACATTTGGTGGACTTAATCAAGTAAATAGAGAACAATTCCTGCAACTTGGTGAGTTGGTAGTAGCACGTAATGTTGAAGTTACACGAAATGGTAAGATTAAAAGACGGAGTGGATATACAAGTTTGGCTTCAGGTAATTGGCACTCCTTATATTACGATGGAGAAACTGCTCTTGGAGTATGCAATAATAACCTTGTTGAGATAGATGTTAACTGGGATACGACTATTCTACTCAGTGGGATTGGAAAGTATCCGGTTAGTTACGTTACTGTGAATGGGATTATTTACTTAACTAATGATCATATTATTGGAAAGGTAAGTAATTCTGCATACTCCAGTTTAAGCAGTGCAACGATTTGGGATCTTAAGAATCGTCTTATTCCTGGACATTTGATTGAATATTTCAACGGCAGATTGTGTGTTGCTAAGGATAATATAATGTTCTTCAGTGATGTAGGGCATTATCAGGAATTTGATTATAAGACTAACTTCAAACAACTTCCTTCGAGATTTCAGATGATGAAAGCAGTAGATCATGGAATCTACGTTTCGGATAAGGATAGGTCTTATTTCATGGCAGGTGATCAACCGGCGAAATTTAAACTTGAAAAGTTGTTCGACTCTCCAGCTATTCTTGGAACAGAAGTTTCACTTGATGCGGCCATG